CCTGAAATTAATTCATTTCCACAATGATAAATTAACCTATGTGATAAAATATCATCTATATCAAATAAATTCTTCTCTATAATATTCCATTTTTCAAAAGTATTAAGTGGTTGAATTGGTATACCAGGAGTTCCTGAATGTACCATATAAGCTTCTTTAATTTTGGTAATGTCTTGTAAAAATACAGTATACCAACTAACAGTAGGTATTTCAGGAACACTAGTAGTGCCTAATTCAACGTGTAATTCTAATGCTAATTGAACCATATTAGAAAGTAATCTCTCTAAATCTGCTCTATTAATTGCACCTTTAAGATTAGTTCTCCATTCAACTAATTCTTCGTCACTAATAGTACCTAATTGTAATTTCTCATTAAGTTCTTTTACTCTATTTACATCGTCTTGAGTTCTATCATATATAAATATCATTAAATAATACCTACACTTTCTCCACTATATATTTCATTACCTAAATAGTAATAATCATATTCTATATGATAATAACCAGTTAATTCAGCATCATTTACAAATCCACCAGTTAAATCAAAGTTTCTCTTTGTATACCACGCTATATAGTCATTAAAGTCTTTATTAGCATTAGCAACATATTTTCTACCATCCATACTTAAATCATCAGCAAAGAATTTAACACTTATATTTAATCTAAATTCTAAATACTTTAATATTCTATTAGCCAATGATTTCGCCATTTTAGCATCACATAATGAAGTATTATAACTTTGAATAGTTTCACTTTCTCCTGATTCTAAATATCTTTCATTAACTGAAATAGTAGATTCAGTTTCTTCATATTTCTTACCTCTTATAGTTATAGTAGATAAGAAATCTAAATTAAACTTAACATAATATTTACCAACTTCAGTAGGAGTTATTGTATTATCATTAGAATCTTTTATAATGATATCAGTATAAGCATCTGAAAATACAATTGTATTTAAACCACTTTCATATTCTTCCTCTTTTACAATATCCTCTAATTCGTTATTTAATCTATATTTTTTATATTTAACTTCTACTCCATAAGTATATTCTTTCTTAGCAACTTTAGTACTTATCTTATCTTCTCTACTAATAGTTTTATCGATAATAGAACTTATCTTAGAAATTATAATAGGAACTTCTTCACTTGTTCCATATGTATTAACTGTACTTTGACAAGCAAATAATACTTCTCTTAACGCTTCTCTACAAGTCATTGGTTTTATTGTACCATAAATTGGTGTATTATATGTTTCATCATCTATATCGTAATTAATAGAATCAATATTAGCAGTTTCAAATATTTGTTCTATTAACTCACCAGCTAATGTACCATTATATATATCACCTTTATTAAATTGAATATCATCTAATATACCAATATAACTTACACAATTTAACTTAGCAATATTATCGTTAACTTCAACATTATTTAAGAAATATTCTCCTAAAAAGATTCTATTATCATTAACCCATTCATAAGCTTTAACTGGTTGTCTCTTTTGGAAATATTTATGAAGTCCATCAGGATTAGCAAAGTTAAAGTCTTGTGCCTTATCTCCTAAATTAAATGTTAAATTATTAATTGATATTTTATCACTAATAACATCATTTTCTAAAGTTAAACTACCATTTTCAACTATATCTTCATTAAACTCAAATAATTGTCCGAATATTATTTGATTTAACTTAATATACCTATTAGGTAAAGCTTCAATGAATTCAATTTTCAAAGAATTAGCCTTTTCAATATCAAATAAGGCTTTATATGTTTTATTATTAATTATCGATTCCCTAACAACACTACCTTGGTCTGTTGTTATAGTAGTTCTCATCTTAGTTGGATAATCGTGTTCAAACTTAAGTGTTAAACCATACATACTTTGTGGTGAATCAAAAGCAATATTAATAGTTGGTATAACTTGGAAAGAACCATTATCCCTACTCATTACACTACTAAAAAATGGTAATATTAAAATATCAGGAAATTCATTTAAACTTCCATCCAATACAAAATAATTATGCTCTAAAGTAGCATATTCATAGTTATCATTCTCATTTACTAATTCTTCAACTTCACAAAATCCTTTAACTGTTGAACTTGTAATATTTGCTTGATATGGTGCAACTACGTTAACAAGATTATAAGTACATTCAAAACTAGTATATCTTTGGTCTAACATAATTATTATGCCCTCCTACGAGGTTCTACTGCCGTACAATTACAAGTTAATCCTTTATACTTAGCACCAGTATCATCTTCAACTAATTTTTCTACCTCATCGGTAACACTTGAAAAATATGCTTTATATGAAACGTTATCGTGTGGTAATTGTACTATATGGTATGCTGTTGGTTCACTTAATACTTCAAATAAACGATTATATACTTGTCTATCCTCTTTAGTTCTACAACACATACCAAAACCTAAAGTATAATTATAATATGTTCCAATAACTTCTCTATGTAATATACCATCTTCAGTACGATAGGCGGATTTATCTAATATATCCGCCTTTCTTTTTAAGGAAGTAATTGCTACATTATAAGCAACACCATCTATTTTTATTTGATATCTTTGATTCTCAGGACTTATTGACATCTTTTGTACCTCCTTAATTTTAATCTAATACTTTAACATTATAACCACGTCTATTAAGTTCGTTTAATATATACGGTAATGATAGTCTAGCAAATACTTGACCATCAAGTGTCATTGTTGCACCTTGTCCTACACCTCCAATATTACCAAGTGCTCTTTCCATCGCAGCTACAATAGTATCTAATGGTGCTTCAATATTTGTACCTTCTCTTTGGTCACCTAACATAGCCATAAATGGTTTATTCGGTGGTAATACAGCTCCTTGTGCTAACTTAGGAATTACTAAATCAGGTATTCTACCCAATGCTACTTCCGAAACGTGACCTAAATTGAATCCAAATGACCTACCACCTATAATTGGTACCCAATCAGGAACATCAAATGATATTTGATTAATAGCGTCTATTAACCAGTTAATTGCCTTTATAGCTATATTAACTAAACTTTCAACAACTGATATAATACCATTTGCTATTGCTTGGAATACTGAGAATGTTAATATTAATGATTCTTGTATCTCGTCCATAATATCTATAATAATATTACCTAATTCCTCAATAAATCCAATTAAAGCTTTAATAACTGGTGGTAATCCTTTACCAATTGCTTCGATTACACGACATATACCATCATATATATCATTAAGTATCTCTATAAATACTGGACCAGTTTGCTCAACGAAATTACCAACTGCTTCTAATATAGGTGGTAACAATAAGGCTAAGGCACCTAAGAATACAATTATTTCTCCTAATAGTATTGCCATAGGACCTAAACCTGCTGACATCAATGGACCTAAAACTGCTACAGCACCCATCAATACAACTAAACTTCCAACTAGTGTTAACATTACACCAAGTATATCAGTCCATTCATAACCACCTTGTGCCATTGCTTCTATTAAATTAGCCGTTGTTTGTAATACTAATGCTAATCCACCAAGTACAACTAGTAAACCAGCTATACTCTTTAAAGATATATCATCAAATATTGCTTTAAGTGCCAACGCCGCTAATACTATACTTCCAAATACAGCAACAAGTAATCCTATAACTTCCCATAAACTTAATCCACTATCAGCAAATACTTTTATTAATTCAGTAATTGATTGAATTACTTCATTCAACATCCACATTATACCAATAACACCAGCTAATGTTACTAACTTACCTAACGTATCGGCAAATGTCTTTAGTGGTTTACTTGATTTAGTGGTTCCTTTTGTTATAGCCCATATAGCAAGTGCTAATAAACCAAGTGCTAATACTACTAAACCTACTTTTTCAGGTGTATCTAAACTATCCCAAAATTCTTTGATATTTTTCTTAAAGTCTCTTAAGAAATTAGCAATTTTAGCAACAACAGCATAGAAGCCTTCAGCTTTTGATGGGTCGTATTCTTCACCAAACATTTCAGCACCACCAACACCAATATCAGCACCAGTATCTTCATCAGGTTGTTGTAAAACGTTTAAATCATCAAAACCTGCTAATTCATTTCTAGTTTTCTTAGCAGTAGTTCCTGTTTTAGATAATGTCTTATTATAATCAGATAAATTAGTACTTGCTAATCTAACTGATTTACCTGTAATTACAGCAATAATTTTAGAAATAGCATTAAATACGGTAGTAACTAATTGAGCAATTTTCAATATAACTGGTTCCATAGCAATTATAATACCCTGCATTGCTCCACCTATCGCAGCTTTCATCATATTAAATGATTTATTAATGTTATCAACTGATTTCTTCATTGTTGGTGAAGCTTCAATTAAATAACCTATACCATCTTTCGCAGCACTTCTTAGTTTACTAAATAAACTAAATAAACTTCTAATACCAATAGCATAGCTCAAAACGTGTTTTAAACTAGTACCAAAACTCTTTGAATTCGTTTCAGTACTAGTTGTAGTTTTATTTTGCTCATCTCTTAATTCTTGGTACTTTTGCTTTAACGCTTCTAATTGATTTTCTTGCTCACTATATTGAGAACTCATAACATTATAAGCTGTACTATCTTGTTGCTTTGCTTGTAATTCTTCTAAAGATATTTCAGTTTGCTCTATAGAATCTATTAAAGAATTCCAAGCATCTTGTCCCATACTTTCAGCACCAGCTTCTGATTGTGCTCTAAATCTAGCTAAAGCGTCTTCAGCTTCCTGTATACTACCTGCATAGTCCTTACCAATTTCAGGACCACGTTTTTGCTCTAAAGCCGTTAGTTTTCTATCTAATTCATCTAAATTCTTTTCAGTAGTTTTAATATCACTTTCTAAAGTTGCTAATGGATTAATACCACCAGCTTTATCAAAGGCTTTAACTATATTCTTTGCTAAATTGGATACGGCGTGTTCAGCATCCTGTGCGTTAAAATCTAAACTTAAATCTATAATTCCATCAGCCGCCATATAGTATAACCTCCTAATTACTTATTCCAAACTTCGTTCATAAACCAATTTTCCAACTCTTTCTCCGTATTTTGTCTATAATCTACTTTGAAATATTGTGGATTTTCGTTTTTGAACTCTCTTTCATATTTCTCTAATTTTTTACCTTTTACTATTTTATTTCTTATTGAAACAATGGTAGACAACGGACATTCTCCTATTGCTAAGTAATATCCCATAAAAGTCCACCAATGAATATATTCTTCATTACGTATTTCTTTACCTGAAACATTATTAATTGCAGAAACAATTAATTGCTCATCTCGTTTCCAGTCAATTAACTTATGATTTGCTTTCATACCGATTGTTTCTTGATTACAATTAAAGAATTTAACCATAGCCTTGTAAGCCTTCTCTATATCACCTAATAAAGTAATATCAGTTACAGCATCAATACCTTCATAAAATATCATTAAAGAAGCAATTATTCTTTCTTCTTTATCTAATGACATATCATTAAGAGCATCGAAACAATCTAAAACCATTAAATAATTACCTTTACAACGAATATTAAATGTTCCAGTTTCTAACTCAATCGATGTTGGTAATTGGTACATACTAATTATTTCTTTCTTGTATATTTATTAGTACGACTATTTACTCTACTTTCTATCTTTTTAATTTCAGCACTTAAATTAGCGTTGTATAAAACTGATAGTTTATCGATTAAGATTTCGAATCTAAACTTACCATTAATAGGGTCATACATTGAAGCTGTTGAAACACAAACGTCTGATACTGGATAATCAAATATAGTATCTACACATTTTCTCATAGCCATATCAATTTCTTTTAATGTACTACCAACTTTATTAATAGTAGTTTCTTCATCTAATCCTTCTATATTAATACCATCCATCTTCTTAGCCATTGCTTGAAGTTTTGGGTATTCATTTTGTAATCGAGTAATGATGTTTAAATCCGAAGGGTCTAACTCGATTATTTTATCTATATCACCATTGATAGTAAACTTTTTCTTCTTAAATTCACTTAAATCAATATTAGTAGATATAGGTTTATCTTCTACTTTTTCTTCAACTACTTCTTCTTTTTTAACTTCTTCTTCAAGAGGTAAAGATTCTTGTTCGAATTTTTCAACATTTTCTTCTTCATTTGCTTGTTTAATTAATTTATTATCCATAATTTCCTCCTCATATAAACCGCTTTTTGCTTGAGATAACGGTCTTTACATAGGATATATAATTTTATATTATTATCCTTTTAACTCGCCAATTTCCTCATTGAAAATAGGCTGTACATATATAATTTTGATGCCTAATCAATAAAGACTAGGCATCTTTGAATTATATATCTTAGATATTAACTGTTGGTGTGAAAACAAAGTTATCATCTAATACATCAACTGAACCCTTAACAATATTATTGCTTAGGTGTACTTCAATTGGCATATTAACATAAGCGTCACCACCAAGTGCAGTAGGAATAATACTACAACCTGAATGTTGTACAGTCTTGAACGCACCTGCAGTTCCGATATAAGCTGTAATGATATATACATTAAATACACCATTATAGTTATCGATTTCATTTTCCAACATTGCATTATTTAGATATTCTCCTAATGGAGATTCACCTAATAAGTAATATGGGTCAAATGTTTGTTGTGGTTCAGTCTTATTAACATCAGTATGAGTAATACCTCTGATATCAGTAGATACTTGAATATCAGGATTTAGTTCAATTGAACTATCTTCAGTTCTAGTACCTAAGATTTCACGATATCTAGTAGTACTTTCTTTAGCATAGTACTTACCAGCTACGAATGTTGGTGCTGTACTACCACTAACAGATACATATTCACCACCTACTTTTTCATAATAATCGGTATAATTAGTAGACCAATCTTCAGGTTGAGTATTCAATACCTTATAGATATCGTGAGATGCTCCGAACCATTCAGCAACAGTAATTAATAACTTACGTTGTGCTCTTTGGTCTTTTTTTAGATTCATACCCATCTAACTTTCCTCCTTCTTTACTTATTCCATAATACATTAGATTTATCTATGTATTCGACTCTAATAGATATACTATATTTTGCTAATGCTGGAGTTAATGATGTATCAACTCCATTTAAGTCAGGTGCTTCAGTTAAAGCTTCAATACTTTCAACAATACAATCTTCTCCAAAATCAGGAAATTCTTGTAATTGATTTTTTTCATCTATCCAATCAATAATTCCTTGAACATCCAACATTTCTTCAACGTTTTCATTTAATTCATATTGATTTTTTACTAGAGATTGATATAGTACTGAACGATAATCTAGTAATGTAAACGTATAACGTTTTTGAACACTACCATCTATAAACTTTACCTGATTCACTTTATCATCAGCTATAGTAACAAACTGTTTAAAATTATCCTCCGCCTTTATAAAGTTAAAGAATAATTCTTTATTAGTTATTTTAGGACAATTGGCTAAGTATTCTAACATTTGTTTATTCTTATCCATTATTTATCCTCCTTACGATAATATCTTTCGCTTGAGATATAAAACTATCTCTTTGGGTAACCATAGCCTCTTCATCCCACTTAGCACTTGCTAATGGATGAAAATCTTTAGTATGTTTGAAATCAACACCGTAATATTGTCTTCTAGCATATGGCTGTAAGTATCTTACGTGTTCAGGTGTTACTTCAATATTTTGAGATAATGGACCTTCCCTAAAAGGTACCCACGGATTAACTGTTTTAGCTAATAAATTATGTAAGGCTATCATTGTGTTAGGGTCATCTTTGAAACCTAATAATTTTTTCTTAAGTTTCAACTCATTGACTTTTACGTTAACAACTATCTTACTCACTTATACACCTTTTACTAAATAATGTTCATTACATCTACCGATACCAGTATTTATAGTAACATCATTTATAACAATACATCCTATATCTTTATATTTTTTAATGAAATCAGTAGAACGACTTCCTGGAACATATTCATTAATAGTTTCACTAATATCACCTTTAACAATGATATCCTCAACACTCAATGTAAAATTACTAGATTTATCACTTAATAATTCCCAATCGTGTTTCGGTAAGAAATTAATGTTTTTAGGAATTCTACATAATACATTAGAAGTTTCCACTAATTGTGTTCCAATTACTACCTTTTCAACTAAATGCTTCCAAAAACATCCAGTAACTTTAGTTTTATACCAAGTAACCTTATTATCGGAATCCTTAGTTTTATTATAAATTGTTATTGTGCTATCCCACCATATAGGATACTTATTCATCCTCGTATATTCCTCTGTATAGTAACAAATGGTCTAAATTATCTTTAACACCATATAGGTATCTATTAATAATTCCATTTATTTCTTCACCACAAAGTTTATATAGTTTTTCAGCACTAATAACATTATAACTAATTGAAACGCCATCGTTTGATTGACTAGTTATTTCCTTCATACCTTCTTGGTCTACACTAAGTAATTTACTTTGTTGTTCCAATTTTGGTATTAATTGAAACACACATCTCTTTACGGCTTCAGGGATTTCCGTTTGAGACATTTTGTGTAATCTATTAAAGGTTAACCAGTCAATCATTGTTCTAGATTCAAACTCTAAAGAATTAAAGGCGGTTTCAGATAATGTGCCACCCATACTTGTGTATTCACTATATGTTAAGTACATCTAAACACCGCCTTTCTACTATTTTCTAGTTCTTTTTCTTCGAACAGGTTTATCAGCAACTTCACCAATGTCTTGTCTTTCTTCTTCGACTTCTATTGTTTTGTCTTCAACTACCTCTTCGACTTTATTTGCTTTTAGTTTAGCAATTTCGGCTTTTAGTTTAGCAATTTCATTAGTATGATTTACATAAGCCATTTTTAAGGCACCTAAATCACTTGGAATTGCTTCTTTTACTAAATGTCCTTTCATATCATAGACATTCCAACCTAAATCTAAATAACGTTTAACTTCGTCATCTTCGATTTTTAATACGACATTAGCTTTTCTTGCTTTTAACATAAATAACTCCTTATTGGGCTAGAGATACTGGAACTACTACCGTAGTAACGCCATCAGTAACTGTAAGGTTACCACCTTCAGTTGCGTCGGCATCTACTGAAACGGTAATAGTATTTCCTGAAACTACTGCTGTGATATCTTCATTATCTGATTGAGCAGTTACTGCACCAGCGGCATTAGAAACTGTTAAAGTACCGCTAGCTCCCTTTGCGATGGCAAGCTCTTCAGGACTAACTGACATCGCTACTGTTTTTGGGGTGATATTGAATTGGATACCATCAGCCTTCTTATTTAAGATGAATACATCTTCGTGTGATTCTTCATAGTATTGATATTTACCTTGAGAACCTGCAGATGGTTCATCTAATTGAGCGAACTCATAAGATACTGGTGTAATTACTGCTGATGGATGAACTAAGAACATATTAACTTGGTCTGCATCTTCATCAACTTCCCAACCATCACTGAAGTCATATAATGTCTTCATTAATATAGCTGGAACACCAATAATTTCAACTTCGTCTAGTCTGTTAACTAATCTATCAACAACTTTACCTGCTGATTCAACATTTAACATTCTAGTAATCTTAGAAGCATTTTCAATAAGTTTCTTAACTTCGAAAGTGCAATATAAGATTCTACCATTTGCTGGTACTCTAGCATTATCCATATTTAACATTAAATTGTCAAATACAGTTAATACGTTATCAACTGATAATACAGTTGTATTTGCTGTATGACCTATATAACCTTCAGCTTGAATTGAAGTAGTCCAATCAGCATATACTTTTGAAATTAGATATGCATCCATTTCAGGGAATTTTTGTTCCTCATTGAATACTTTAGTAATGTTTTGAATTGAAGCAACCATATTAGTTTGTTCAATATCAGCTGGATGTACTAATGTATCCCATTCTCTTTCATTAGCAAGTACTTTAGTTTCCCATTGGTTATCATAACGTCTTGCCTTTGTGCCAATAGTGTCTCTATTAGCTGCTTTACGACCTGATGTAGAAATAGATGGAATCTTGATTGTCTTTGCATCAATCCATTTATATCTAGCGTCGTTTTCAGTGTTATATAGCTTACCGAAGTTTAAAACAAACGGATATGCTTGAGCTAGGGCTCTACTATATTCAACTGCATAGTTTAATGCTGCCATTTAATCTTTCCTCCTTGTTATTTTTCAACTGGCTTATGTAATGGAGTAAAATTAAAATTGAATGTTTCCTTTCCATCGCCTTTACCTTCAGCACTTGAACCTGTTGGCTTCACAAATTGTGGAGCACCTGTATTCTTATTAGGTTCACCTCCTGCTGGTTGTTCAACAATAAATGCATCTCCGTTTACTTCAGTATATTCTTTTACGAAATCTTCAGCACCTAGAATACCTTTATCGCCTAGTTGTAAATTCTTAGAAATCATTGAATTAATGAAATCTCTTTTAGCCGCATTACTAGTAAACTTCTTAGTTGAAGCGAAGTCTTTAACTGCGAATTCATATTTTTGTTTATCAAGCATATCTTTGTAAGACTTAACATCCTCATCGTATTTGCTTTGTAATTCATTGAATTTACTATTAATTTCTTCTAATTTAGTACTATCAGTACCAGCTTCTTTAAGTTTCTTTTGTAAATCAGCTAGGTCTGTTTCTCTTTCAGTAATAGTACCATTTAGTACATTAATTTCGTCATCTTTTCCTTTAATGTCGTCATCATACTTACCTTTAGAAACATAACCACCTTCCGATAAATCAACGAATTTTGCTTTTGCTTCTTTCGCTAACTTTTCGAACTCGTCAAATGATAATTTACCATCTTGACCTTTTTCAAACAATTCTTTTAAATCCATAATTAATTTTTCTCCTTAACATTCTTTTATGTCTGCTTAATTTTTAATTCCGCATAGCAGTTATGCGATATTGAATGTACATTTCTTTAAGCGTCGTAATGTTCGACAATATAATTAACGTTAAACTTAACGTAATTACCTTCGAAGGTAACTAGAATGAGTAACTAGTCACCTACCGCATAGGAAGAAATCGCCAACAAGCAAAACCTCTTCACAAGTATTATATGATATTACCTTAAAAAATTCAATCGTTATTAAATTGTACTTTCTTGTAACCTTCTACAAACATTTTCTCTCTTTTTACAGTTAAACCACACTCCTTACTAAACCATTTGTACTCTTTCATAAGCTTATCTACCTTACGTTGATAATACTCAGTTAACTCATCCATACCAGCTTTATTAGATAGTATTTGTCCATCTTTTGCCTTCCTGATATTTAACTCATAATTGCGTTGTAACTGAGTACACTCATACATAGTTAGATGCCTACCATTTGGTAACGTATATCCTTCTTGATTTTTCTTTAATATATCATCTAATTGCTCTTTAGTATAATTAGGTTTAAAGGCACCTATCAATATAGAGAAAGCAAAATGCCTACAGTTTAAAGTACCTATTGCTCTATCAAATCCATCAAACTTCTTACCATTAACATCTTTAAAGTCTAATCCTTGTTGCATCTTATCATATTCTTCATTAGTTAATTGATGTCCTTGTACATATTGATGGTCAGGTGCTGGATTCATATGGACTGTTATTTCTTTTCCATCAGCTCCAAATTGTTTACCAGTTTCATCTTGTACACCTTGATTAATTGCTCGTATACCATCCATTAAATTACGTCTAACAGCAGTATCCAATCTTTGAGTATACCTTCTACCACTAATACTAGTATATTCTACACTTCTTATACCACTATCTATTAATTCCTTCATAGTATTTCTCATAGCACCATTATAGTCTTTTACGCCTATTTGTACCGCCTGTACAGCTTTATCTACCACTTTTTGATATGTAGCCGATAACTTAGTAGGTCTTAGTTTACCATTACTATCTCTTAACATAAAGGCTTGAGATTTACTTAAATTAATATAACTATTAGCAGTTTGCTTTGCTATTGAATTAACTATTTTCTTTAGTTGAGTATTTTCATCATATGGTATAAATGACATACCTTTATATTCATAAAAAGGCTTAGTATCTACATAAGCCTCTTGTGCTACTTTCTCTAATAGCTTCTTTATATCTTTTACTTGCTTATTAGTTAACTTTGCTAATGCTTTATTTATCTTATTAATATCACTACCAGTTTTAAGTAACATTTCTAACTTATAAGCATCACTAGCTTTAAGCATACCGATTTCCTTAATTCTTTCAGCAATATGTTCAATAACTTCATTAGCAATGTCATTTTGCCTATTGGCTATAATGTCAACTAATTTATCTAGAGTGTCATCACTTAACATCTATACAATTATTCCTCTTCTTCACTAGTCTTTGGAGTCTTATTATTAGCACCTTCAATAGGAGTCTTATTAATAATCTTATTTAAATCGTCTTCTGATTCTTCATCATCAAACTCTTTAACTTTCTTCAAGGCTTCTTTTGCCTGCTCTTCAGTTTCTCCAAAATACCACATTCTTAATTCAACCTTACTAATCAAGCCATTATTTAATAATACCACTCTCTTAGTTAATTCTTCAGTTACATCAACTAATATACTATCATCCCATTCGAAAGATACTTCATATTTACCAGTATTTTCATTAGTACCATCTTCATTACTATCACCAACGATATTATATAAGCTACAATATACATCAAATATATAAACGATATCCTCTAATGTTTCTTGTAAAGCATATTGGATATCTTGATTAGCACTAAAGCTTCTTTGCTTTAATATCTTTAACTCAGTTGCTGTTTTTGCTTCACTACTTGTTATATCACTAATAGTGCCTCTAGATAATGAACAAGTATCCTCTATTCTTTGTAATAAACTATTTAAACCATTTAATAATGATGCATCTCTAATAGCTGGTAAGAATGGTTTATATGTATCGTCATTACCTAAATCTAGTTTTCTAAATAATCTAGCTTGTAACATATTAGGTACTGTATGACTGTTACCTTTTTCATCTTTACGTTCTCTCAAGGCTTCTCTATCTATATCAATAGCCGCTTCAGTAGCTTCATATTCCCACAATAATCTACTATACTGTATATCAGCTTGCTTAATTAAATCAGTTGCTCTACCATAACAACTCATACCAAGTGGAGACATTGTGTCAACTGTATTTGCTTCAGGAGTTCTATAATAAGCAAATAATAATCTATCTACGTTTGATATTGTTACTTCAGGTTCTATATCCTTCCATTCAGGTACTTCACTTAAGAATATCTCTTGACCTAAATCAGCATTATTCTTATCTATTTGAGTATTAGTATTAGTAGACTTAAATGCTTTATTAATTATATGAATTACTTGTCCTTCTAACTTATGATACTCTAAGCGTCTATAAATGATGTTCTTATTTACTATAGTTTGTACAAATGCAGCTTCAGTAATTTTACCACCACCATCATATGCTAGTGGGAAGAAACCATCTGCTTGTATAAACTCTACTTCTATTTGTGGTACTTCTTTAACTACCTTAGCTTCATCATCAGTTACTTTTTGGAATGTTACATAAGGTTTAATAACCATTCCACCTTTTGCTTCGGCATATTCAAGATTCTTTCTTAATTTCTTAATTACTTTATCTTGATATACTTTATTTAAGTATTCTACTCTATCTAGAATAGTAATTTCTTTAATACCTTCTTCACTACCAACTTCCTTCTTTTCTACTTGCTCATCTATTTGATTAGATTCAGCTTTAATTTCACCATACTTTTTAGCATTATATGTTATATTAGTTTTCATTTCTAGAATTGCCATTCTAGCCTTTTCACTTGCTATAAATGATGGTAATCCTAAAGAAGCAACGGTTACCGGGTCAGCTGTTGTGGCTTGCTTTAACCACGGTGCCTTATCTTTATACATATCATCCCACAACTCAATACGGTTAGCCATCTTTGTACTAATTAATGGTGTTACGTGTAAAACATTTTCTACATTTTTAGGTCCTATCATATATTGTATCCACTCCTTAATTCTTGCTAATAAATTACGGAACATTTAACTGGTTCCTCCTTAATCTCTTTTCCAATCTAAAGTTATATGTACTTCAGCGTCTTTCTTACCATCCATCCTATTATCTATATCAACAGTTCTTTTAGCCAATTCTTTACCAGCACTTATTCTATCGGATAACGAAGGGTCTAATCCGAATTGGTCTTTTATCTCCCCACGCATTACCTGTGCAAAGAAATTCATTACCTCTACACCACTTGCCATCGTCAACTTACTTCGTTCTTCCTGCAAATACTTGATTTCTTCAACTATATAGATGTTACTTAGTAGCCTATGCACCAACTGGTCCGGGTTCGTAATCGGTTTTCCATCGATACCACATATAATACTACCATCTAATTCTCTTGCTACATTCTTTGCTGTTACTTGTGTATCTTTTGGTAATGTTTCAGGTCCTCTATAGGCATCTATATATGCTTGTCTTGCTATACCACCTTCTAGGTAATTATCTATGAACTTCTTTTGATTTACTGTTAATATATGTCCGTTATGTGTTAATAATTTTTCTTCTATTCGTTTTCCTCTATCCTTTTTTCGCGCCGATTTCTTAATTTTTTTATCATCTTGCTTGTTGTCGGACATTTAATCATCTTCCTCCTTTCAAATTCTTTATATTCTTATCAAGGTTCTTTATGATATTATTATATTCTTTTATACGAATACGTTTATCATTATCGTGGTAATTATCTAATCCCCAAGTACCTTCTTTTAATTCTTTTATTTTATTTTGATAGAATTTCTTTTCATTATTAAACTTTTCTAATACTTTATTTACACGCAATTTTTTAGCGTTTTCATTAATTACTTTCGCTTCTTGCTTAGAGAATGTTTCATTCTTTTGTCTTTGTATTGCTTCTTGTAAAGTTTCGTCTTCGTACTTTTGTACCTTATAACCACTTTTCATAGTTACCATAATATATGGTACTCCTCTACGGTCTTCTAAACTTTTTAATCTCATATCTTTAAAAGCACCCATACTTAAACATTCTCCTTTCTATTTAAACGATTAAAAGTATAGCTTTCGCTATACTTCGATTTTATTTAGATTTCTTCTTTTTCTTTTTTGATTTACCACAGCAAGGCATATTATATAGTTCCTCCTCACATTGATATTAATATTATAATATATAATTTAATTATTTCAAATCAACTAGTTCGAAACTACCTCTTATTTTCTTCCAACCTCTATCTCTATATTCTTCCCATATATCGAAAGGTTTATGATGTCTAACTCTTCCTCTATGATGATATCCATACTCATACACCTTATCCTCTTTAGTAATAAATACCATCTCGTCTTTTTCAATTACAGCGTCATCTTTATCACTAGCAAATGGTTGGAATACTTTATAATGTCTATGGTACTGTTTTATTGTTTTATCGTAATATCTCATCTCTTACTCTCCTAACTAACAACCATTATAAGACTGAAGTCTTTATAATCTTTAAATCTCATATTATTCTCCAACTATCCATCTTCCAGGACACATACAATCTAAATATGCTTTATCTCCAAAATACTTCTTTACAACTCTCTCAACCTTTTCGAAACAATAATCGAAACATCCATAACCACTATCATAATAGAATTCTTCATTTTCATCAGTTATATAATATAATGGTCTTTCACTAAATCTACATTCTTTATCATACTCAACATCTAAATTATATATTCCTTCATAATAATTATTAATATCTCTTAAATCATTTCTAACATCTTCTAAATTAACTTTCTTCATCTTAATTTCTCCTTTTCGTAATTTTTAATTTAACTATACTAATGTATAAATCCATTCTCTAGTTTCTCTATTAAGGTCTCTATAATACCATTTGCCTCTTCTCTTACAAATTGTTTCATATTTGTAATCATATTTTTCAGGTCCTACAAATGTAATTAATTCAACTTCTACTAATTCATTCTTTTTAGTTTTAAACTCTACTTTTACTTTATTATCACCTAATACTTTATGATTATGTGACATTCCTCTAATTGAACTAATACAACTTGCTCTTTCTAAATTAATACTTACTTCAAATACTTTTGCTAATTCAACCATATACTCATCTCTTGAATTACATCTTAATGTTTTAATACTTTCAATAACTTTCTTTTCCATAACTTTTCTCCTTTTTGTAAGTTTTATAAGGTTTTTCTATATCTTACCTTACACTAATATTATATATAATATTTAACTATAAATCAAGCATATAAAAAGCCTTTGATTTAAGGCTTTTTTATACATATATTAAAATAATCTAATGCTTCTATTGTCTTTAATTGACTAAATTCTAATAATTTTTCAAGCTCATATTTGCTTAAGTTTTTAATGTCTTTTGATAATAAATATTCTATAATTTCTAACTTTTGTAATCGTGTTAATGTTCTCTTCATAATTAATTACCTCTACGTTTCCAAAAGTTATTCATAGCATATCTAACAGCGTCTATACTATGGTTATCTTTATCAGGATAAGCTGATATAAAATTACCTTCTTTATCCTGTTCATATTCATAATTTACAAATTCACTATAAGTATATGGGCACTTACGTTTATCGATATAAATATGTCGTAATCCTTGTAACCATTTTATACCATATCTAACTGATTCAGGACCTTTCTCAGCTCCTCTTATAAATGCACCATAAGCTTTAAAGTCAGCTATTGATTTTTCTTCAGCACTATCAGCAATTATTAATTCATCTCGTGTTACTAATTTTAATTCATCAAATATTGTATCAAATACATCTTTATTTCTAGTTCTTGTTGTACTATATTCACCGAATATATACAAATCTAAATGCTTTTGGTCAAAATGCATTCTAACGTATCTAAATGGGTCTTTCGCGAAACCCCAGTCTATACCACTATATATTTGGTCGAAGGTTTTCCACATAGGAACTTTAGTATGACCTAAATCTATTAACTGGTCCATATCTAAGTCAACTGCGTTTTGGAATACATCACCACCAGTACCAGTTGCTATACCTAGATATTCGTGTTCATATGCCTTATAGTTTATTTCCTTTAATTGATTAGCTTCGTATATAAATACATCACCTAACCAATCTTTCGGTACATCTAAATAAGTATTTCTAACTACTAAAGTATCTTGTCTAGTTTCAGCCGATTCGGCATATTCATTAGCCCAGTTATTCTTACTAATTGGTGGGTTAAATGTTCTAAAATCCCAAAACTTATCACCACCACGCATAGTAGATTGTAATACTTTTCTTATTTCAGCTTCACCAGCATATTGGTCTAATTCTTCCCACCACGTAATTCCAATATATCCGAATGGTAACTTAATTGATTTTACTTTATCAGGGTCATCTAAACCCATAAAGATTATTTGTTGTCCTGTTGGTGTATATACTATTGGATTACTATATGATTTTGGTATTACAAATAAACTTTCAAATCCCAATTCTCTAATTGCCCACTCTATTTGTGGTCTAACGGACTTTTGAATTGTATTAGCTACTTTTCTAAATATAACCGCGTGTACCTGTGGATTAGAAACCATTATTAATGGTATATCAAGACTTACTTTAGAAGACTTAGTACTACCTCTTCCTCCTGGAAAACAATAATGTGTATGTTTATGCTCTAATACGTCTTCTAAAACATTATCATACATTGGTATTATTAGATTCTTTATTGGTACTGTTATATTAACAGGATTACTCATTTTCTTCCTCTATTTTCTTTCTAATTTCATTCCACTCTTCATTATCAGTTGGTAATTCTTTACCTTCTAACTTGTATAAATAATCTCTTAAAAATAAAAGTATTCTTATTTGTGAACTTGATTTATATAATTCAATTGTTTTATTTCGTTGTTTATCTATATCATAGAAAGCCTTTTTAATATGATATACAGTTACTGGTCTATTTTCTTTTTCACTAAAAAATTGACTAGTAGCGTATAATATCTTATCACCCTTACTATTAATCGCTTGTTGTAGTTTATGTATAAGTACAGTATTACTTCTTGGCATATAACAATTATAATATATAATACTAATTTTTTAAAGTTTATTACTCCTTCATATAACGATTATAGTAGGTAACATAATCACCTCGAAATGGTTTGGAGTTAATATCATCATACCAAGCAATATTCAGTTTAACTCTTTTAATATTACCATTACAAATATCAGTTAATAACTTTCTACTGTGTCTTAAACATTCAGCCGCTTTTCTAGTTCCTTTATATATTTCTCTATTATTTAGATTAATAATTTTTCTAGTTCTAGAATTTTTACCTTTAAGATGTTTACCGTTATCCAGTTTAACTAATTCTAAATTAAATAATTCATTAATTGTAAAACAACCATTTTTATGAATTACTACATAACCATTTGGTATACTACCTTTAAACGTTTCCCATACCATTCTAGATACTGGTATTTTTATACCACCTATATTAATTCTAATTCTTTTATACTTATTATCGTGTTCGTAGGAACCTTTTAATTTCTTATATCTACCACTAGGTAATTTATGAAATACTTTACCATCAATTGTTACATAATAATTAGTATTCTTATATTGATGATATTCACTTTCCTTTAATTCCAAACTACTTATCCTTCCATCTACATCCATCACAAGCACCTAAGTGCTCGTTTTCATATTTACCACAGGATAGACATAATTCATTTCTACAACAACTGAATTCTTCTATAGACTTTTCAATTAGTTTCAGATGTTTACATAAATCGCAATTATCACAATCTTTATTATTACATTTAGAACAATGTTCTTGACCTAATAACTTATCAACATAATCAAAAGATTCTTTAACTTTTATCATAATATTACTTACCCTTTCTACCTCTTCCTACTACCATAAAGGTACAAACATTATTAACATACCACTTACAAACCGAACATTTACCAACACATTGTTTTCTTATTTTACTTATTGGTGTAATGTTTCTTCTTTTTAACTTTCTTTCAAATGACATAATTAATACTCCTCTAATGTTTTTATCCAGTTAACATTTCTATCATATTCTTCTAGATACTGTATAGCTTTTGTTAACTGTTTTTCTTGTTTAAGAAAATTCTTTTCATAAACTTCTTTTGATACAATTACAAACTCACCATTTGGAACAACATCTTTATATTTTTCTACCGCATTTACTATATTAACTGCTTGTTGTAATGTATCAACCCAACTTTTTGCATAACTATTACATATTTTTTTCAATCTCGCACTCGCTACATTTTTATGTTTAGGGCAATTTTGAATAACTATGTTGTCTAATGCTTCTTGTTCTTTACTTGCCATTTTCTAGTTCCTTTCTAGCCTTCTCTAACGCAAATCTTTTTCTACAATCTTTACAATTTTTATGAGTAGGCAATATATCGCATTCTTCTTTGAAACAAACATCAGGGGAGCTGTAGTGGCAT